TGTTGTTGGTGTCGTTTTTCTCGCGCGAGACAACGACAAGAACGGTGCACATGTGCAGACGGCTATTCTGCACCTGTGCAAAATGGAGAGCGCATGGCCTACACACGCAGCACCGCAAGCGAACGTCGGGCGATGGTCGCTGAGCTCATCGCGTCGAACCGGTGGAACGAGCACGAGGTCCAGAAGCTGCGCGACCGCTTCGGCTGCTCGCGCAGGACGCTGTTCAACGACCGAGCCAAGATCACCGAGCGCCGCCCGCGTCAGCCTGACGCGCCCGTCGTCCAGCTGGCCCCGCCACCTCGTCCCGCGGTGGCCTCGATTGACCTGAGCGCGTCGTCCCTGCTCGACGTCTACGGCTGGCTGCTCCAGCGGCTGGCCGGTGAGCTCGAAGCCGGCGACATGCGGGACACCGCCCGCGTGGCTGCGTACCGCGAGATCCGCTCGGTCGCCGTTGACCTTCACGACCTCCGCAACGCCGAGAGGCCCGACGAGGTCTCGACCAGCGCCGAGGAGCTGGAGGCCCGGATGTCCGCGCTGGTCTCGCGGCTGCCGGCCAGCCTGCGGAGGTCCATCGGGTGAACCTGGCCGAGACATCGCAGACGCTCGCCGCCCTCGAGGCCCTCGCCGCCCAGGTCGAAGCCGACCCGTCCGCGTGGATGGCTTGGCTGCCTGGGCAGCACGCCTTCCTCTCTCACCCCTCGCGGGTGAAGCTGTTCCGCGCGGGCAACCAGAGCCTGGGGAAGACGACCGCCGGCCTCTCGGAGGTCCACTTCCGAGCCCTCGGGGCTCACCCGTTCCAGGAGGTCGCCGAGCCCCCGATCGAGGCGTGGATCCTGTGCGCGTCCTGGTCGCAGTCGCTGGCCATCCAGGGGAAGTTTCACGACATCGCGCAGGCCCACCTCGTCGAGGACACGCGCTTCTGTAGCGTCAACGGCTACCACGCCAACCGACCGACGGCGCGGTATCGGAACGGCTCCATCGTCCGATTCAAGACGACCCAGCAAAGCGGTCTGGACCTCGCCGGCGCCACCATCGACGTCGCGCTCTTCGACGAGCCCCCCGCGTCTCCTCGCATCTTCGAGGAGGTGCGGAAACGCCTGATCCGGGGCAAGGGCGGGGGCTGCCTGCTGCTGTGCTTGACTCCCATCAACGCGCCGACCGACTGGCTACGGGAGCTCGTCGAGGCGGGCCAGATCTCGGACATCCACCGACCGCTGACCGCGGAGGAACTGGTCCCCGTCGGCGAGTCCGAGCCCCTGCGCCTGCCCTCGGGGCAGCCGATGAACCAGGCATGGATCGACGAGCTGAGGGCAAACACGCTCCCCTATGCCGTGCCCGTCGTCATCGATGGCGAGTGGGAGCAGCGGGTCGTCGGTCGCGTGTTCACGGCCTGGGACGAGACGACGATGGTCCGCGGGGACGCCCCCTACGGCGGGACGTGGAAGGTCTGCCTGGGCATCGATCACGGCAGCAAGGTCGGAAAGGAGGTGGCTCTGCTGGTGCTGGTCGACGAGGCGGGCGAGCAGGGCCATGACCGGATCTGGGTCGTCGACGAGTACGTCGGCGCGGAGAACGGCAGCGTCTCCGACGACGCCCGCGGCATCCTCGCGCTACTGGCCCGCAACAGCATCCAGTGGAAACAGCTGGATTACGCTTACGGGGACCGCCTTTACCTGCGCGGCGCGGTGGACCGCAAGAGCAACATCGACCTGGTCCGCGAGATCGCCCGGCTGGTCAGCGTCCCGCACCGCAGCCTTTCGCCCATGATTCGCACGGTCAAGCGGGGCAAGGGACGAGGCCGCGGCAGCGTCAACGCCGGCTGCCGATACCTCCATCAGGCGATGGTTAGGCCCGGTCACTTCTTCGTCCATCCCCGCTGCACTCGCCTGCTGGAGGCCCTGGACCGGTGGGACTACAGCGACTCGGACTACAAGGACCCCCTGGACGCGCTGCGTTATGCTCTGACGCGGTACGTCTACCGCACCAGCCGCGACGCATACAAGCCCCAGCGCCTGCACCTCTACTAAGGTCCTGCCGATGTTCCCCCGCAACCCGACCAACCCCAGCCCCCCGATGCCCTCCGACCCCTACGAGGTGAAGCGGTGGGAGGAGAGCGCCCGACGCCGTCGGCAGCTTGACGGGACCTGGCGGGAAGACCTGCGGGAGCGGCTGGCTAACCAGCTCGGGTCGGTCAGGGCGTCCGCCTGGGGGCCGATCTCGCTGGCGCTGAACCCCTTCGCCTCCATTATCCGAGAGCTGTCCGTCCTCTACGCGCACAGCCCCGAGGTCCTGCACGATGACGCCCCCGAGGCCGCGGTCGCGCTGGTCGCCGAGGAGGCGGGCCTGTGGCCCATGATGGCGCGGGTCCAGCAATACGTCCTCGGCCAGCGCGAGTGCTTCGTCCGCGTCGACGTCGCGCCGACGCTGAACTATCGCCCGGTCTACGTCGACCTGGTCCTGGCCCAGGCCCTGCCGGCCAACCCCTCGAAGCCGGTCATGATTCGGGAGTACCGGCTGCGGCTTGACCCTCACACTGGTGAGGAGATCTGGACCGTCGAGTGCCTGTCCATCGTCGGGGAGCCCTACTACCGCATCCATCGGGCGGACGGCGACGGCCTCGGCGAGGACCTGACCGTCCAATACCTGGGCCAGACCTTCGAGGGCGAGGGCTACCCGTACCGCTACGCCGACGGGTCCCCGTTCCTGCCCTACGTGCTGTACCACGCGGAGCGCGTCGGGGACCGCCTCTTCGACCCGTACAGGCTCTCGGAGCTCGCCGAGGGCAGCCTGGACGCCGCGGTCCTCCACCAGATGCTGATGCACACCTTCCGTCAGGCCAGCTGGCCTCAGCGGTGGGTCGCCAACCTGGAGCCCGCATCGCTCGACGTGACCGGCCAGCCCGGTCAGACCCGCCGGGAGATTGTGACCGACCCGGCGACCCTGCTCATCCTGCGGCAGGCTCGGGAGCTCGAAGACGCCGGGCAGCCCATGGTGGGCCAGTGGGACGCAGGGGCCGACGTCGAGAAGCTGGAGGAGACGCTGTCCAACATCGTCGCCCGGCTGGCCCAGGAGTCGGGCGTCCCCGCCTCCGACATCCAGCGCCTGGGCGGGACCGCCCGCTCGGGCGTGGCTATTAGCCTCAGCAACGAGGGCAAGCGGGCAGCGCAGCGCGCTTACCGGTCCAGCTTCCGCGTCGGTGACGAGGAGCTGATGGGGAAGACCGCGGCCATGCTTAACCGCGCGATGGGGCTGGACCTGCCCGAGACCGGGTACAGGGTGATCTACAAGGAGGTCCCCCTCTCCCCCGAGGAGATCCGCAGCCGCCGCGAGGACGTCTTCGAGCTGTTGGACAAGGGGCTACTCAGCCGGGTTGGCGCTTACGCGCGGCTAAACCCCGGCATTAGCCGCGTCCAGGCAGGGCGCGCCCTGGACAGCATCGAGGGACGCGCGGACGCTGTCGACGAGATCCGGGCAGCGCGGGAGGAGCTCTTCGACCTGGTCGACCGCATCGACGATGCGCACGCCGCCCGCCTGCGGCTGATGGGGGCGAGCCTTGATCACGGTCTGCGCCTGCTCGACCAGCAGCTGGCCGAGGACACCGCCGAGGGCGGGGGCTACTGATGCCCGTCCGCGCGGGCATCGACGCGACGGGTCCCTTTTACCAGTGGGGCCAGCAGACCCGCTACTACTACCTGCGCGGCTCGCTGACCTCGAAGCGGTCGGCTCGCCGCCGTGCCGAGGCCCAGGGCCGGGCCATCACGATCCGCGAGGGCGGGGGCCGAGTCCAGGTCCCGCCGTCCCTGCGCGAGCAGCTCGGCGACGAGATCAGCCGGTCCCGCGTGCGGACCCTGGCGGCCTGGTTCCGCCGCCGGCCCGAGGCCGAGCACCACCGACGAGGGGGCCCTGCGGTCCAGCGCTGGGTCCAGCGCACCGCGGACGCCCTGCCCAGCTATTGAAGGAGAGCACATGAGCACCGACGACACGACCCCGACCAGCCCGCCCCCCGCCCAGGCTCAGGCCGCGCCCGAGCAGCAGGTCAGCTATGACCGGTTCAGCGCGGTGAACGAGGCCCGCCGAGAAGCGGAGGCGCAGATCGCCGAGCTCCGGTCCCAGCTGGAGCAGGTCGTCCCCGTGCTCGGTCAGGTCGAGCAGCTGTCCCAGGCTCTCCAAGCGGAGCGGACGGAGCGCCAGACCGTCGAGGTCCTGGCCCAGCATGGGATCGGAGACTCGGACCTCCGCGACCTCGTCCGGTGGTGCTACGACCGGATGCCCGCCGAGGGCCGGCCCGCTTTCGGCGATGCCGTCGCCGCCTGGCGCGGAGACCCCGAGGCCGCCCCCGTCGCCCTGCGTCCTCACCTCCAAGCCCCCCAGCCCTCGGCCCCGCCGATGCCCAACAGCAACGCCGGCGCCCTGCGCCAGCCCTCGGCGAACGGCTCGCTGAACGTGTCGACCATGGACCTGGAGATGTACCGCCAGCACCGCGAGGCGGTCTTGAAGACGCTGGGCAAGGGTTGACGCGTCCGCGTTGCCTGAGTAGGCTACGCCACAACAGAGCCGACCGGGTCGCTCCCCGTTAAACGCGTACAGGCTCCAGCATTTCCCCCCCTCATGCTTTGGAGCTGATTCTCATGGCGACTATCGCGTCCCCCTATGCCTTCTCCTCGATGGACGGCAACATCCGTCTGGCCGCGGTCCTCTCGCTGGAGGTGAGCCTGCTGCTCGCCGACCGCGCCAGCCTCCGCGGTCACGAGGCCATCGTCGACTACGGCAACATCGCCGGCAGCGGCTCGGAGACCATTCGCGTCCCCCTGCTGGGCCTCGACGGCTACGACGCGATGGCGTCCACCGGTGAGGCCGCCGCGCCCTCTGGGACCGCCCTCACCTACGAGAGCCCGTCCATCACGGTCGCCCGTTACGCCTTGCAGCGTGGCATCTCCGATCTGGCCGCGATGACGAACAGCGGCGCCGGTCCCAGCATCGAGATGCTGGCGGCTGACTTCGCCGGGGCCTACGACATGGCCGTCACGACCGCGATCTGCGCGCTCTTCGGCAGCTTCTCTAACAGCGTCGGCAGCGCGACCGTTGACCTTTCGGTCGACGACTTCTTCGCCGCGATCTTCCAGCTGGAGCAGTCCAACGTGAACGGTCGCCCGATGGCCGTTCTCGCTCCGATCCAGGTCTCCGACCTTCAGAGCAGCATTCGGCAGGAGGGCGGCGCGTTGCAGTTCGTCCCCGCTACCCAGGCCATGCTCGAAGCGAAGGGCCAGGGCTTCGTCGGCGAGTTTGCCGGCGTCGACATCTTCAAGTCCGACAAAGTCGCAACCAGCACGGGCCGACAGGGCGCCATGTTCGTCCGCGGCGCCATCGGCTACGCCGAGGGCCGCATGACCCCTAGCCCCCTGCTCGGCTCCCAGGTCACCGCCTCGGGCCCCGTCGTCGTCGACGTGGACCGCAGCAACGGGGCCGTTTCGACCCTGACTGGCTCAGGTTATTTCGGGACCGCCGAATTGCAGGACTCCATGGCCGTCCTTATTGAGACGGATTCGTAGACAATCCCCCCCCCCGAGGGGGCGAATTGTTGCGATTGGTGCTCTCCGGTCCGGCAGTTCGTCCCCTCACTTTTCCCAAGGAGAGCACATGGCCGTCACCCTTCGACCCAGCATCCCGGTCCAACAGTCGACCGGGCAGGCGTCGCATAGAATCCGCGTGAAGGGCATCAACCGCCCGATGTTCACGCTCTGTTGGCACGTCAACCGAGGCTATGAACTGATCGACGGGCGCTTCGTCCCGCTGCTGGCCGAGTTCCCGCACCAGCCCGGCGTGAACAACGTGTACAAAGACGGGGACGCGACCTTCGCCCTGGCTCGCCATCAGCGCAAGGGCTGGGTCATCGTGCCGAGCTCGGCGGCCATGCCGACGGACACCCCCGACAACGGGGCCGGCTACGTCAGGTCCTACCCTGGCCGCCGTGGCACGCATCACGAGCACGCCTGGGTCAGCTGGAGCGGAGGCGGCGACGTCTGGACCCGCACCATTGACGAGGACGGCTGGGCCGCCTGGCGCTTCTCCCTGGTGGAGCGGGGCCTGCTGCCCCCCATCGACGCCGCCGGCCTGGAGGCTATGCGCGAGGAGCTGCACAAGCAGCGCGACCGCTACGCCGGCAGGGCTGACGTCAACCCCTACGCCGCGTCATCGCTGAAGGCCATCCAGGCCAAGATCGACACCTTCGAGAAGGCCGCCGAGGCCGTCTTAAAGCCCGCCACGTCCCGCCGTCGGAGCTCCAAGTGAGCGGCGAGCGCGAGGACATCCGGCGGAAGATGGAACGCTTCCAGGGCCGCCTGCGCCGCGAGGGGATGAGCCCCGAGAAGGCGCGGGAGAAGGCCCGCCAGACTGCCCTCTATTTAGACCGCCGACAGACGGCGAAGGAGTCCAACAATGGCTAAGTCCCAGATCGGACGGAATCTGCTCCGCGCCGACGCCGTCGTCCCGTTCAGCGTCCTGAAGGAGGCCGCCGTCACCTCGACGCAGACCCTGTTCAACTTGCCCGCGGGCGCCGTTGTTCAGGACTGCTTCGTCGACGTCGTCGCCCCCTACAACGCCGCCTCGGGCATCACCAACGTCAAGCTGGACGTGGGCATCTCGGGCGATACGGACGCCTTCTTCGATGACACCTCGATGTTCAACGGCACCGCGACCGCGGCGACCCGATACGCGACCGAGTTCCAGGGCGCGACCGGCTACAAGAACCGCGTCATCAGCTCGGCGACCGACATCATCGGCACCTTCACCGCGACCGGCGCCAACTTTGGCGACGGCTCGACGAGCACGCTGAACGCCGGGACGATCCGCATTACCGTCATCTACAACCAGCTGCCCATCGCGGGCGCGTAGTAGGTGCAGGACGCCGTCTATACCGCTCGATTCCCTGGGCCTCGTTTCATTGTTCGGAACGTCGCCGAGACCATCGAGCTGCGGGTCTACCGCGACGGGGCCCTGGTGACCCCGTCAGCGGTGACCGTGTCGGTGTACGACGCGAACAAGACCGCGGTCGTCGACGCCCAGTCCGCGACCGTGTCGGCCAGCGTGGCCAGCTACACCATCCCCGCGGCGACAACGGCGGATCTGTCCCTGGGTCAGGGCTGGTCCATCAAGTGGACCGCGACCGTCGCCGGGCAGGTCATCAACCCGATCAACGACGCCGCCCTCGTCCGTCGGCAATTGTGGCCGGTAGTGACCGATCTGGACCTGTTCCGGCGGGCCTCCAGCCTGGACCCGTCGAGCTCGACAGTCATCACCAGCCTGAGCAACTACCAGGATTACATCGACGAGGCGTGGGTCGAGATCACCAACCGCATCGTCAACAGCGGTCGGCGGCCTAACCTGGTTCTGAGCCCCTACAGCTTCCGCGAGTGCCACCTGTACCTGACGCTTGCCCTCATCTTCGAGGACCTCTCGACGCGCCTTAACGAGGCATACGAGCTCCGCGCGCAGCAGTACCGCGAGCAGTACCGCAGCGCCTGGAAAGAGGTCAAGGCGCTGATGGACGACGACGAGGACGGCTTCGCGGACGATCCGCACCACCGCACCGCAGCGGACCCGACGGTCTGGCTTGGAGGCCGAGGCGGGACCCGATGGCTGCCCTGACTCCTAAGCAGGTCCGCGAGCGCGTGGACAACGCCCTGAACAGCGCCGCGGGCTTCCGTCGGAGTCGCTACACCGGGTACATCTTCGGCAGCGACCCCCGCCAGGTCATGCACGGCTCCTACGCGGTGGACGTCCCCGCGACCAACCTCAACACGGGCGCGGTGCAGCGGCAGAAGACTAGCGAGGGCCTGATGGCGAATACCGCCGTCCGGGTCAAAGTTGCCGGGCGCTATCGGCCCGACGCCCAGCGCGCCGACATGGACACGCTCCTGACCCTGGAGGCGTCCGCCGTCGTCGCCGTCGAGGGCATCAGCCGGGCCGACCTCCACATCCTCTACGAGGGCGCCCGGCGGGAGCTGTCCCCGGCGTCTGAATTCGCTTTCACTACCATCACCTTCCGGGCCATCCACCGGCTCGCCCTGGCCTGATTAGGAGACCCTCATGGCTGTTTCTACCGTCATTAAGCACTTCACCGACGGGACCATCGAGCTCGCCGATGGCACTGGTACGCCCGTCACCCTGACCGTCCCCTTCTCGCAGGGCGACTTCAGCGTGTCCGGCATCCAGGAGAGCCAGAAAGCTGTCAACGTGTACCAGTCCCGCGGGACGCTGCACACCCTTCGCAAGGGCGAGAAGACCTTCGTTACCGGCAGCTTCTCGGCCATGCTGCCCGATGTCAGCGACGCCAGCGCCGGCGCCCTGCTCGACTTCATCAGGAAGACCAACGCGTATAGCGCCAACGCCAGCACTAGCGCCGGCGGCGACGTCTACACCATTAAGGTCACGCTGACCATCGAGGGCACCGACCTTGGCGACAGCGCCGACCACACGATCGTCCTTGACGACTGCGCCTGCACCGCGGACGTGTCCGAGGGCGAGCCCGACAGCATCAGCATCAGCTTCACGAGCTACGCCGACCCGGTCATGACCTGAACTCGGCGAGCACACCCCCAGGAGAGCACCACATGGACCATCACCAGATCGGTCAGCATTCAATCACCCTTGTTCCACCTCGCAGCATGGCCGTCCGATGGGAAGTCTTCAGCCTCGGCGCGCACTCCAGCTTGCGGGCCTCCGCGGCAGCCCTCGCCGTCTGCTGGAAGGGACCGGGAAAGCCGGCGGCGACCCTGGAGCGTCACCAGTGGAACGTCGGACGATGGGCGGGCGCCGTCCTGGACGAGCTCCTGGGCCGCGGCGTCCCCCTCGACCAGATCGCAGGCATTGGGGCGCTGGCCTTCACAGTCCTCTCCGACGGGCTGATGTCCGAGGACGAGGTGGTCGAAGCGGGAAATGGCTCAGGCGCGGAGGCGCCCTAGACCGCGTGGTTCTGGCGATCTGCCGAGAATACGCCCAGCCCCCCCGCTGGTTTTACCAGCTGGAGCATCGGGAGCGGGTCGTCCTGCTCGCCGACTGGCGGATCCGTCACAACGCCGAGAAGCCCAAGACGACGAAGCGCGGACGCGACTTCTGGACGTCGTCGGACTGATGTCGGACTTCAACATCAAGGTGGACAAATCGCTGGAGCGGTGGGCGTCCCGCCTGCTTCAGATGCCGGCATACAAGCCCATGATGGACCGGCTTGTCCGCGAGTCGGAGGAGCTGCGCGAGCAGGCGCGAGAACGGTGGCCGGTGGCGCGACGCGCAAAGGACGGCCAGCCGACCCGGAAGACGCACAGCCGCGACGTCTTCAACGACGTGACCATCGAGCTGTTGCCGGGCCGGATCTCCGTCCGCTTCGGCAGCGCCGCCCGCTACGTTTATTTCATCCGGTCCCATCTGACCGGCTTGACGCAGCGCGAGCAGATGGAGGTCAGCAAGATCCGCGAGGGCGAGGACCTGGACGACGTGACCCTCCGCGTCCGCGACATCCGGCCCAAGCGGTCGGCCATCGTCGACCTGGTCCGGAAGCCGGTCAACAAGATGAAGGCAGGTCTGATTGAGGACCTGCGGGAAGACATTCTGAGGATTGCAAATGGCGGGACCTGAGAAAGTAGTCCTCGAATTCGAGGCCAACATGGCCGGGATGCAGAAGGCGATCGCCAGCATTCCCAACATGACGGAGAAGGAAGCGAAGAAGGCCGTTAAGGAGCTTCGGAAGTCCTTCCTGACCGCCGAGAAGGCCGCGAAGAAGGCCGCGAAGGTCAGCGGGAAAGCCTTCAGCAAGACTCATAAAGACGTCGAGCAGACCGGCGAGGGCCTGAAGCGGATCGCCCAGGCGGTCGGCGGCAAGACCGGCGAGATGGCCGGACGGGTCGAAGCCCTCGGGCAGTCGGTGGGAGCGCTGGCGTCCCCGATGGGGCTGGCCGCGGCAGCGGTGGCGGGCGTGGCTGCGGCGACCCTCGGTCTAACCGCGGCAGCGGTGAAGGCTGTCCTGGCTGCTGACGAGCTCGTCAAGGAGCTAAAGGGGCTCGAAGACCTGCGCGGCTTCGAGCTCATCGAGCCCGAGCAGCTGGCGTCCATCGAGACCTTCAACACGTCAGTGGATGCGTTGGCTGTCATCGGGAAGCAGGCCGCGGTCGTCTACGCTGCCGAGTTCGGCCCGGCGCTGGAGCAGATGGCGGTCCGCGTCGTCGCGGCCAGCCTGGCGGGCCTGGACTTCCTGCGTTTTCTCGGGAACAGCATCGAGGGCTTCGAGGAGTTCCGCTTCGCGCTGATCCAGCACATGCTGACCCCGATGGACCTGCTGTCGGAGCGGCTGATCGCGGTGGCCTCCATCATTGCGAAGGTGGCGAAGGCCATCGGGGCCGACGAGCTGGCCGGCAACCTTCACGCCGCGGTCGCTGGCTTTAAGGACTTCCGCTCGGCGATTGACGACGCCGCGGTCTCGGGCTTCGAGATCGTCGACATGTTCGGCGATTACACGCCGAGGGCCCAGGAGCTGCTTGGCACGCTGGACGACCTCGCCGAGGCCGAGGAGCAGACGGCGAAGGCGACCGACAAGCACGCCAAAGCCCAAGACGCTTTGAACGCCAGCATTCAGCAGGGGAGCCGGGACCTAGAGCTCCAGACGCAGCACCTCGAAGACCAAGCGGCAGCGATTACGACGCTTGCGGGCATCGGGTCGACGGCTCGGAAGTCCCAGCTCAGCCAGGAGCAGAAGCTGGAGCGCGAGTACGCCGACCAGCTGCTTCAGATCCAATCGCTCGCCGCAATTGCGCCCCAGAACGCAGAGCTTCAGGCCCAGGCCGGCGAGGCACGGTTGGCAACGGAGGCCGCATACTACGCTGAAGTCGAACGCATGAGCGACGAGCAAGCGGCGAAGGATAAAGCAAACCGTCTGGCGCAGGTCGACGGCGTGATGGCGGCGACTTCGCAGATGGCCGACGCAGCCGACGCGTTGATGGAGAGGCGGATCGCGAACGCCGACATGACGACCCAAGCGGGACGCATGGAGGCGGCTAAGGCATTCAACACGCAGAAGCGTCTGGCTATCGTCCAGGTCCTGATCGACGCAGCCGCGGCGACGATGCGGGCCTTTGCTCAGTTCGGCCCCCCTCCAAGCCCCGCCGGCATCGCAGCCGCCGCCGCCAGCGCGGCGACCGCGGCCATCTCCATCGGCACTATTAGCGCCCAGCAGCCCGAGTTCCCGATGGGCGGCATCGTCCCGAGCCTGGACCATCGGCTCATCTCGGCGCAGCCCGGCGAGGCGGTCCTGAACCGTCAAGCGGTGAACCGCCTGGGCCCCTCGGGCATCGACGCGCTCAACAATGGACGGGCCGGCGTCGGCGAGGTGGTGGTAATCAACCGTTACGAGCATCGGGTCTTTTCGGCCTTCATGGCCGACCATCTGGCGCAAGGCGGACCCCTGTCGAACGCGCTAAACAGACGAAGCGGCCCGCCGGGTCACAGCCGCAGGAGGCGATAGCATGGCCAGCGACGTCAGCACCTCGGACGACCTGCGGGGGCTTATCCTCCACGACCCGCGGATCAGGACCGCGAACCTGGACGCGACCCAATCCAGCTACACGCAGGCCAGCCCGAGGCCCGGCGTCCCCGAGGACCAGAACAGCCCGCGGAGCTCGATGGTCTTTCAGACCTCGGGCAGCCAGTCCGCCGGCGGCCAGCTGCGCCTCCGCATCGGCGAGGGCGGCTACCCTGGGACGGACGCCCGAGGGGCCGGCGTCTTGTGGAAGAACGAGGCCGACAGCGTCTGGTATGGGGCGGACGTCTACAACGTCATCACAGGCCGCGAGTGGCTGGAGTACGTCGACAACGTCAGCACGGACGACAACGACGACCCCCACCTAGTCACCCTCGAAAACGGGAGCGCGATGGCGGCCTACCATCACCGGACGGCCTTGGCCGGCTCCCAGATTCGGATCAAGACGATGACGCCCGGCGGGGCCTGGGCGACGGCTGCCGACCTGAACCCGACGCCGTCCGCGCTGGCTGCCTCGGACATGAACCCGTGCCTGCTGGTGCTGCCCGGTGGCCGGGTCGCCCTGTACTACTGGACGAGCGACACGACCGCGAACGTGGCCCAGATCCAGATGCAGTACAGCGACGACGGGGGCAGTACCTGGACGCTCGGGTCAAACGCCTGCCTGGCCTCGGCCATCGACATCAGCAGCGCGGCCACCGGCTACTACCTGGGGCGGATCCGTATGGCTCGAAGCTCGGGCCAGGTCCTGCTCATCGCCGAGCTGACCAGCCGCGACGGGACGAAGACCAACGCGGAGGTGCTGACCCAATGGGGCAGCGACTCAGACGGCGTGGTTTTTTCGCACGTCGAGACCTGGGTCCCTGATGTCAACAACGGACAGCAGCCCTCGGTCCTGGCCCTCCAGGCCGGCGGCTTTGTTGTCTTCGTCGCCCAAGTGCCCGCGACCGGGTCCTCCATGTTCCGGCTGGCGTCGGCTTACGAGCCCCTGACGTCGGCAGGGACAACGACGATGGCGGGGCTGGCGACGGGGTCCGAGGTGATCGACGTCTTCCGCGACGAGGACCAGACGCTCTACATGCTTTGGTTCAACGTCCCCGACGCGGTCCAGATCGTGCGCTCCGTCGACGGGGGTCTGAACTGGACCCACCTCGACGACGACAGCGGGAACGCCCAGGCGTTCTTCCACCTCGACGACACCAGCACCATGCTCTCTCTTCGGGAGCTGTCCGCGACCGCCGTGGAGGGCCGGATGGTCGTCCTGTCGAAGTTCACGACCGCGACGGGGACAAAGGACGACGAGAGCATCCTGTGTTTCTACGGGGGCGGGTCCTCAACGGTGACGCTGCCCTCGTCGGCGGCTTTCAGGCGTGACGCTAACCAGATGGCGTTCAACCGGACGTGGACCGACATCGAGAAGCCCGGCGACACGGCGGACTGGACCCGCTCGGGAGGGGGCACCGACGTGCTCTCCGTCAACGGGCTGACCATCACGACCACCTCGGGCCAAACCGTGATCTACGGCGACACCGGCGGCAACATCGGCACCAGCAGCGTAGCCGACCAGGTCGTCGTCCTGACCGAGCTCGACGTCCAAAGCGGAGGCACGCTGGCGACGGATCGGATCTCGGTAAACGTCATCCTGGCCGACGGCGCTAACGACTACGACATCAGCGTGAGGCTAACCACGACCGGCTTCCGCCTGTGGGACAACCACGCCGGGGCCGCAGTCGGGGCCGATGTCGCCCTGGACCTGACCAACTCGGCCCAACTGCTGATCGCCGTCAAGAACGGCAAGGCCGCGGTCTACTACCGAGCGACGGGGACGCCCTCCGACAACGCCCGCGCCTGGACCGCAGGACCCCAGGGCAGCCTGACCAGCGACACCGGCAGCCCCGCCGCGTCCAGTTCGATCGCCTGGGGCCATCGAGGCGCCGCCGCCGGCGAGTCGAAGTGGCGGCTCTTCCTCTGGTCGGTTCAGGGCTCGGGGTCCATCCCGCTGTCGGATGGCTTCAGCAACCCCGCGGACCTGTTCTCGCGCCCCCTGTCCCGCCATCCCATCGGCATCGACGACGGCGTGAAGGTCGCCGCCATCGATGGCCCAGGCCGCGACGCGGAGTCCTGGAACGTGAACACGCGCTACGATTACGCCGTCGAGAACCTGGACCCGGCGCTGGCTCCCTCGCCTCGCCGACGATGGCGGACGACGGGCGAGACCCAGGCCGACATCGTCTGGGACCTTCACGGGCTCGCCGCCGATGCCCGCTACGGCTCGACGACCCTCGGGCTCTACCTGGGCGGGATCAACTGGCGGACGGGCTCGCTGTGGGGGCAGGCCAACGGGGGCTCTTGGGTCAAGATCGGCGACCTGGACGCCGCCTCGGGCCTCCAGCCGCTCGCCTTCACCCGCACCGGCGACGCCATCGGGCCCAACGTGGCCGGCAGCGTCAACGCGGCGCAGTATCTCCAGCGGAACGAGTACGCCGGCGGGTCCTTCGCCTCGTCGACGTCGGTGATCCGTCGCATCGTCCGACACACGGAGGGGGCCTTCTCCAACAGCCTGACCCGGCGGTCGACCCTCTTCCTGGAGGGCGTCGCCGACAGCGACCCGACGAGCGGAGACGGGGCTATCTGGTCCCCGCGGCTGCTGGCCATCGCTCACAACGTCGCCGACTACCGCTACTTGCGGCTGAGGATTGACGCGCAGACGACCGCGGACGGCTTCTTCGAGATTGGCTGCTGCGTCCTGGGTCCGCTGGCTCTCTTCGGGACGCCGTATTCCTGGGGTCGGGTCATCGACCATCAGGCGAACGTCGAGCTGACGACCGCCAGGGACGGGACACGCTACGCCCGAGCCCTCGGCGACCCACGGCGGCTGGTGTCCTTTAGCTGGGCCGAGGGCGTGGACACCTCCGCCGTCTACAGCAGCTCGGGGATTAATTCCATACCGGATTACATTACCGGGACGAGCTCCGCGGGGTCCCAGCCGATCGGCACTCCCTACGACACCCCGCTGACCCTGGCCGGCGTCCTCGACGAGATCAACGGGAGCGCGACCCCGCTGGTCTATGTCCCTGCCATCGCTCGGGGAACGCCTAACTTCGCGCAATACCCGCAGCGGGCGGCGAGCGTCTACGGGCGCATGATGACCCCCGTCCGCCTGGAGACGGTCCAGGGCGACGAGCTCGGGGCCACCTCGGGTGAGGTTATGCGGATATTAAACGTCGAGATCGCCGAGGAGGTCTGATGCCCTGGTCCCGCGCTGACCTGCTCGCCGGCCCGCGGCACTACGTGGTCACGCTGACCATCGGGTCGCGGCAGCTGTTCTACAGCCACGAGGCCCTCGACATCACCGCGGACGACGGCTCGGTCGTCGCCGTGTCCTCGGGGCTGGTGGCGGACGTCGACGCAACCCGAGCCCTACAGATCCAGCAGACCTCGGTCCCCCTGAAGTCGGTGTCCCTGTCGGTCATCACGCAGGCCGAGGACTGGGCCGCCATCGTCGCCGAGGGCTGGGACCTGGCCGCCGGCGTCGGTGAGCTGTCCGAATGGATACCGGGGCGGACCTGGGAGCAGCGTCAGGTCATCCTGACCGGGCTCCTCGACGCGCCGACCTACGGGGCCCGCGGCGAGCCCCTGGCCTTCACCTTGAAGAACCACCCGATGCAGGACCGCGGTCAGATGCTGGCGTCCACGGCCATCGTCGACGCGGACACCTGGCCCAACGCACACGAGCAGGCCGAAGGCCGGAACTATCCGCTGGTCCTGGGTCAACCGGGGCTGATCGGGTCGACGAAGTATCCGGGCTCGCCGGGTCTGGTGGTCTCGATGGCTGCCGGGACCGTTCTCATCAGCGACGGCGAAGTGGACGCCGCAACGGTCCACTACCTCGAAGAGGTCGAGCCCGAGAAGTGGACGAGCGCCACGGTCAACACGTCCACCGATGGCCGCGGACGCAAGGTCTCGACCATCACCCTCGGCGGGGAAACCTGGAGCTCGCAGTCCTCGCCGCAGTCTACCGTGGACTTCTTCGCCCCGGTCAGCGGCGCCGACGCCGGCGAGACTGAAGACGGCTATTACCGCGGGTTTGTCGGGAAGTTCAGCTCGACGACGCCAACCGTGGCCCTGCGGGACGTCGAGTTCGTAATCAGCCGATGGAACAGCGACTACTCCAGCGGAGGCACCCAGGGCCGGGCCAAGGTGGAGCGGCTGGACGGGTCCGCGCTTCCGACGGCTCCCGCCCACCTCGACATCGCCGTCGTCCGTCCGGTCATGGACGGCGAGGTCGCGATCTGCTGGAGCGGGGGCGGGGGACTGTACAACCGGACCCGGACGTCGTCGCTGCGGACAGCTGGCGACGTCTTGGAGTACCTGCTGAACCTGTCGACCTTGCACGTCGACCGCGGGCGGACGGCTGCCGCCGCCGAGCTGCTACGGGGCTATTTTGTGGACTGCTACGTCGACGACCCCGTCGGGGTCTGGGAATGGCTCCAAGGAAACCTGCTCCCGATCCTGCCCATTTCGATCCGCTACGGGCCCGCGGGCCTCTACCCGGTCGTCTGGCGGTCGGTCATCGAGGACGAGCAAGGGGCGATGCTTCAGACGCTGAACGCCGACGCCGGCGACGTCGTCCGCGTGGGCGTCGTCGAGACCAGCAGCACCCTCCACGGTGAGCTCGCCAACACCATCCGGGTCGGCTACGCCGTCGACGCCGTGACCGGCGACCATCGCGCGGCCTACTTGCTCCACGGTGACCCCGACCGCATCACCAACGGCACCTCTGCCGCCTCCAGCCGCATCACCCGGATCTCGGTCGCCCGCTACGGGGAGGTCCCCGTCGAGCTTCAGACGTCGGTCGTCTGGGACCCGGCGACGGCTGCCGCGGTCGCCTACCAGGCCGCGCTCCGTCACGCGCTCCCTGTCCGCCGCATCAACTACCTGTGCCCGCAGTCCTTCGGCTGGCTCGAAGAGGGCACCGGCGTCCAGGTCACCGACTCGGAGTTGAGCTTGTCCAACGTCTTCGGGCTGGTGTCCGAGATCCAGGACCTCACCGACGGCTCTGTCCGCATCCAGGTAACCCTGCTCGATCCCGTGGTGCGCGACTAGCCCGCCGCTGATACGATAGCCCCACCTCCAGACTGACCGACCGACCGAGGAGACCCCGATGGCCTATGCCGCTGCCGTTACCGTTACCCGCCGAGGCGGGGAGATCCGCGTCACCATCAGCGAGACCGAGGCCGCCGCGACCTCGGAGGCGACGATCGACCTGGGCGTTCAGTCGTTCCGGGTCCATCGCCAGATCTGCCAGCTGACCTCGGGCTCGGGGGCGACCGTCGACCCCATCCTGGGCAACGCGACCGCGCCTGCTGGGGCGAACGTTATCTTGGAGAACGACACCGCGGCGGCGACCACGGACAACAGCGTGACCGGCGGCCTGACGGCCTACACCTCGAACGGGACGCTA